CCCATCGACGAGAATTTCTCTAGTAAGACGGTTTTGCCGTCGATAAGAGTTGTCGGTGAGCGGAGGCAGTCCAGCAAGTCAAACCATTCTTTTGGAAGGAGTAACTTAACCAGAAGCCGGGAAACGGTATCACTCGCAGAGGAAAGATCGATAGTCGAGAACAATCCAGACGCCGAGGCGTCGCAGGCGACCTGCCTGTGGATTTCTTGACCGCGCCGCAGGTCGATACCTGCGGTGCGCAGAAGATCGCGTATCTCCTTGCCGACGGCAAGTTGATAAAAAAGATTCACGCTGGGCTCGATGCAGATGCCTCGATCCTTTAGCGAATCCTTTGGAACCGTTGTGAAGCGGTTACCGCGAACTGTTTCGATCACGTCGCGACGTGCATAAACGGCCCTCCCCCAGTGGGTTTCACCCCAATGGATAAGAAGGTCGCGCACGGGCGACGTTAGAGTCGGTCGGGATGACATTTTGTCAGGAATCGTCGTGAGACGTCCCCTGTCGCCATAAGTAGCACCCGGTCCGAAGCGTCCGTGAAGGACGCTTGGGATTTTACCCAGAACCGCCTTAATTTCTTTACGAATGCGAGACACGATATCCCACACCGCCGCGCCGTAGAAGAGATGATCCTCCAGGAGCGGACTAAGACGGTGGTTAGTAATGCTACACTGTCGCTCCGCGTCGTAGAAGCCCTCACGGGCAACGGACGCGCGATCCTTTTTGCTCAGGTTGGGCAGGTCCACGTACTTCCGAAGAAGTTCGCAAGCCTGGTAGTCCCTAGCGAAGCTTTCAGGGTCGTTGTAAGCGAGAGGGTCGACACGCCGGTTGGCGATGTCGACCCAGCACCCATACCGTATCTGTAATGAAACAGACAAGGATACGGGCGTGGCCAGCTTCTCCAGTAGGAGTTGGGCTGTGCTGATGACCTGTTGGTCGACCATGCTAAGTCCTTTGATGCAGTAGGCCGATTAAGGCCAGGTGGTGATCAAGTGGCGGCGAAACCGTCAGCGATCATCATTCGCATCAGCGCGGCAGCCATGAGGTTGCCGAACTGAGCTGCAGCCTCGTTCGCCTCAGTCAAGGTCATTTGGTCCGGTTTTTGGCCGGTGACCTTGGCGTTGAAGCGAGAGAGGGTCAGGACTTGCCCGTTCGCGTCCGTGTATACCTTGGGAAAGGTATAGTCGGCGTTGAACGTGCGAGCCGATCGGTTGCCGTTAGGCCGCGCTGAGAAGCGCAGTTCGGGCTGACCGATAGGGGTTGCATGGACAGACTCCGCGCGCCAGATGGCGGGCGTGTTGTCACCAGATGCAGGGGTCTTCGCCGTGTAGACGATGTCCGTAGTGCCGTCAGCCTTTTTGACGGTGATGTTTGCGATTGCAGGCATGAGTTTTGTCCTCTAGAGGAAAGG